CCGTATAGCATTTCATCTCCGGCTTCGCCGGCACCGAATAAGGTAGCGTCACTAAACATATACGGATTGTCCATAGCTTTCTTATGCCATGAAACTGAAATGCTCGGCTTTGTACCAAAACCGCCAATACCATATGGTGCTTTACCGCCTTTGATTTTGATTTTAGGTATTTTCAGATTGCTGAATATCTTACCTACACTCAATGGGAACAAGCCTTTTAACTTGTCAAATACCGCTTTAACTTTAGTCCAAGCGTCAGTAAATGGTTTAGTGATAGCATTCTTTATTTTGCTGAATGTCGTCTTTACAGAACCGAACAATGCAGACGCTTTAGCTTTTATGGTATCCCAGTTCTTATACAGCAGTACGCCGATTGCGACCGCCGCAGCGATTGCCGCTGTGATTGCCGCCACAATACCGATGACCGGAAGAAGTGCCACGTCAAGAGCCGTTGCTACCGCTGCAAGCGATCCGACAAGCCCTATCAGCGAGCCGATAAATGTAAGGAGTGGTCCGGCGATCGCTACGATTCCAGCTAATGCCAGGGCGAACTGCGCCACTTGCGGATGCTGTTTCATAAAATCAATAAATGATTGCAGTTTCGGGAGCAGATTATCCTGAAGCCATGATACAAGGTCCGCAACAGCCGGTAGCAATACGGCACCGATCTGCTCTCCCATGTCGCCCAGTGCGTTTTTAGCTTGCTGTATCTTACCAGCGTCAGTTTTGGCAAACTCTTCGTTCATGTCGCCTACGTTCTGCTGTACGACTTCAGCGATCATGGCAGCCTTTTCTTCTTCTGTGCCATATTTCAGCACTTCTTCCTGTGCTTCTGTGAAGGATATGCCAGCACGCTTCAACGCTCCGGTCTGCCCCATCATAGCTTTGCCAAACAGGTTAGCTAATGCAGTTGCGTCCTCTTGTGTTCCGTTCAGACCTTTCTGCTGTACAAGTAAATCATTAAGTGCCGGAAGCATTGTATTGACAGTACTCGGATATTTGGCATAAGTTGCGAGTTGCTGTGCTGCTGCTATTTGCACTTCATCGCCTACTACACCGGCTTTCTGCTGTGCAGACGCAAGCTGTAATGTTGATTTGACCGCTTTTTTACCGACACCCATTCTTGATTTATAGATCTCGCCAAGTTTCTGTTCAGCCTGTGCCTGTTTCTCACTCATTTCAATGAGCTTTGCTCCGGCATATATGCCAGCCATGCCATAAACGGATACAGATGTTGTTATTGTTCTTCCGGCTGATTTTATTTTACCGCCGGCTGTTTGGAATGCCTGACCGACAGCTAAAGCCTGTTGTTTACCAACCGAACCGAACCTTTTTAATTCATTAGTAGCCTGTTTGAGCTGGTTTTCTGTTTTTACTATTTCCCTTTCAAGCTCTCTGTAAGCAGCGGAGTTCTTATCTACTCCGTCAGCTTTCATTTTCTTTTGCATAGCACGGAGCTTGTCAAGTTTTCCCTCGGTCTGTTCAACTGACTTTTTTAGAAGGTCAAATTTTTGTTTGAGGAGTGTAGTATTGCCAGGATTAAATTTTAACGCTCGGTTAATACTTTTAAGTTCGCTTTGCGTTTTGTTGATAGCACCTTGTGCGGTTTTTAGTCCGGCATTTAATTTCTGAACATCAGCACTAAATTCAATTGTGATACCTTTGATATATCCAGCCATATTTAAAACCTATCAAAGTCCTTTTGTGTTGCTTTGTACGGATACTTGTACTCGTCATTCTGTCTTTCAACCATCATGTCTAATACAAGCCCGTATTCTAATTCTTCTAATTCATGTAAAGAAAGACCAAGATCTTTACAACGCAGCATATATAAGCCTGTTGTCATTTCTCTTGTACTTTCCCTCTGGTTTTTCTTTTTAGGGTGTAGCTGTGCCGTTTGACGCTTCCATATACACGTTTATGATCTCTTCGGCAGCGTTTATAAATGCCATAGAACCAAAATCTTCAAGCCATGCCAAAAAACCTTCATAGTTCAGCTTGTTCATATCGGTTTTCTCTGCCTGTTTAGCCATGATGTAAGCAAGTTCTGTTACAGCTTCTACACCTTCGGTTTCGGCTTTCTGTTCGTTTCCAAGTATCTGAAACAGATCTCTGCCGAACACCTGTTTATATCTGAACGGAGTGGCTGCATTAGCCATCAGCTCCATTTCTTTTCCGTCTATAGTAATCGTTTTGAACATTATTGCCTCCTTATAATGTAATTGTCCTATACATGGTAAAAAACCGTTCAGAAGCTAAATTAAAGCCTCTGAACGGTATGCCCTCTTATACTGGTACTGTAGTGAACCAGGTTGAATAAGCACTTGCGGAAGTAGAAGCACACTGTGCTTTTACGATATAGTCAAATGCTCTCGGAGAAGCTGTGATTTCTCCTGATACTGTCTGAACCTCAATACCATCTTCAGTAGTTGAGCTTTCAATGTCAGGTCTTGCCATCTTGCAGTTATACAGACAGTATTTAGTTGCGTTCTCATCGCCTTCAAACTGGAACAGCAATGCGAATGCTTTAGGCTGTACTGTAGCGTCCTCATAGTAAACACCTGACGATACGGTTTCGCCCATGATGTCAGTTCTGAAACTGTCAGGTATCATAGCACTTTCAAAATCTCCGCTGTAGCCATTGTTAGCAATAGCTGTGAAATACTTTACGTTGTCTGCATAGAAGTCGTTAGTGTCGCCTTCAGCTGACAGCGAAATATTAACAGCACCAGGCCATGCTACAGGTGTTCCGTAAGTAACTGTGTTAGTGCCTACAGTAACAGTAGCGTAATGTACGTTTTTCAGTCCGTACTGTACCTTGTTAGCCATTTATTATAACCTCGCTTTCGTAGGTAGTTTGATATAACTTCTCGTCATTAAGAAAATCTGTCTGCTTGTACCATGTAATGCCACCGCTACGCAAAGCATTTTCAACTTTGGCTTCTGCGGTATCATCTTTGGACTTGGTAAACAGTTCAACAAAAAGCTGTCTTTTGTTTACATAGTTTTCGTCATCTGCGTGTACATCATTTTCACTCGGATAGTAATACACAACGTAAGGTGGAGAAGGTGTCTGCGAAAAATGAGAATATCTCCATGTATATCCGATTGAAGCTATGATGTCTGCAACTTCTTTCTTTGTCATAATTTCGCTATAACCCCCTCAACGAATTTCTGTGTCTGCTCTTCTTCTATTTTTGCAAGTGTGCCTGTGTAGTCCACGTTCTTTGGATAATGACCGCCACCGCCAGTTGCGTGTGGTTTTTCAAGTAAGTGTGTCAGCTGATAGTCGGTTCTGTTGTACACAGTATCGGACAGCTTATAAGCACCGCCCTTCTGTGCTTTATGTGACCACCCTCTGGCATAATTACCACCGGCTGGTGCTGAAGCCTTGATTTGTTTTACTGTCTGTCTGGCATTGTCTTTTACTTCCGTTTCAAGAATTTCAAGTGTCTTGTCGCTATAGTCAGCAAGTGCCTTCATTACAGTTTTGCTAAACTCATCTGGACTGATACTCATGCTCCTATCTTCCTTTCAACATAAAGCTCAAGGTTATCGCCGGTTCTGTAGGTGCGGTAAATGACAAATCTTGCTCCGTTATATTCAACTATCTCTTCGCCCTCATAGTCGCCAAAGAACACAGTAAACCGATATTCAGGATTGAGTTGGGTGTTTTCAGCTGCGAAAAACTCGCTCTGTCCGATAGAGTTGATTTCGCAGTATACCTGTCTTTGTGTTTCCTGTGCTACTTCGTTTCCTAACTGATCCAGAGTGATAGTCTGTGATATAAGGTTTATAACGTCTGTCATCTTACTCGCTCCAATCCGTATAGCCTGTAGCGTTCATGAGCTGTGCTTTCTGTTCATCGTATGACGCTTTCAATTTGTCATAGTTCGCCGGAGCACCGAAGCTCATTCTGACGTAGGTCATTATCGCTTTGTTTGTGAGTGCGTCATCTTCAGGTACTTCAACACCGGCAATACCTAAATCAAGTTTCGCCGAGTCTATGTAAGCCTGTATTTCGCCATCATATGCTGTTGTGACTACTCTTAATGCTGTCTTGCAAGTTTCTAATAGAGCCATTTATTTATCCTCATTAAGTGCCTTATAAAAGGCTTTTGTTACTGGTGTGTATGCCATATGTCCGAGATCTATATCAGGGTCGCAGAATATCCGATAACCGTTATCCTTTGCTCTTATGCAGAACGCACAATCCTCACCGCAGTCAATGTAAGGTGTGAACCATGTTCCACCGCCCTCTTTTGCTGCGATACCGAAAAGACAATCTGCTCTCATAAGAACGCAGCCAAAACCGCAGCCGGCAACCTCAAACAGCTTGTCAGGAATATTGATATAATCTTCCCACTCTGTCTTGCCTTCTGCGTTCAGCTCCAGTTTCTTATAAAGAACAGGTGTGAACGGCTGTCCACGTCTGAAATATAAGCCGGATAATATATCTATTTCAGGGTGTTCGTCTAAAACCTTTATCATACGTTCAAGGGTATCCGGCTGGAACACCATGTCGCTGTCAAGCCACAAAACATAGTCAGCTTCCATGTCAATAGCGTAACCAGCCAGCTTATTCCTTGAATCGTAAACAAGTGAACCCATTAAGAAAGAAACAGTACATTGTCCAACTTTTTTAAGCGTTGTCAAACTCTGTGCAAATCTCGCACTTACCATGTCCATACACGGCACAGCAATCAGTATTTTCTTATTCATGACAATTGCCTCCACTCAATCTGCCATTAACTATTTTGTAATTCTTACAAATGCGTTGTTTGCTACAACACCGATACCGACAAACTCTCTGCCGATTACTCTTACAAGGTCATACTCTGCCTGTGACAGGTCATCAACCTTGATGTCAATGCCTTCGCCGTTAGGGAAGTTCATCAGAGCACCCTGTTCAAGGTCGCCAACGATTGCGTAAGCTTCGCCGGTAGTTGCAACTGCGAATGACTTGATAGTGTTGTTGAATACAACGTCAAGTCCTTCAAACGGATCCACGTCAAACTGGCCAGCGTACTGTGCAGCCTTGAAAGCACCCCAAGTAGCCTTGTTCATCATTACTACAGGATTAGCAGCTTCGTCTGACAGCTGTGCCATAGCTGAAGCAACAAGTCCTACACCTACAGTTGTTGAAGCGATTTTAGGAACACCTACGCAAGTTGAAGTTGCTACAGTTCCGCAAGCGTTGATCTGTGTAATAAGTTCATCAGCTGCCTTCTTTGCGATCTGATAAGTAAGTTCATCGTAGATGTATCTCAGGAATGCTTCGCCTCTGAGATCCAGTGCTTCGTCAGATACGGAGATCCACTTCTTGATTGACTTCGGTACAAGATTTACAACACCAAGTACCAGCGTTTCTTCTGTAACAGCTCCGCTACCTTCTGTGTGTACAGTTGCTCCAGTTGATGAGATTTCAAAGCCCACCTTCAGATTGCCCTGAACGTATGCTTTTCTAACTCTGGATACGATACCTTCCTTTTCCCATGCTGTCTTAACGATGTCATATACCAGTTCAGGAACAGCTACAGTTCCACTTGCGTTTTCTGTCAGAAGGCTTCTGCACTCTGCGTCATCGCCGTTCTTCAGGTATTCAGCATAAGCATTGATATACTCATTTGAGTTTCTGATTTCAATATCAGCCATTTTTGTTTCCTCTCTCTTTTCAATAAGATCTGTGTTAGTCTGTGTGATAACGTCTGCCATAGCTCTCTTTTCTTCCTCTATGGCCTTTTCGGCTTTCTCTATTTCTGCCAGGATATTCTGACGTTCTTCCATCAGCTTTGAGCTTCTCTCTTCCAGCTCGGAAGTGGCTGCTCTCTCTTCATCTTCTGCCGGTGCCTCTTCTGGTTCCGGCTCGTCAAGCTGTGCTACGATGTCAGAAAGTTCAGCGTCAATAGCTGTCAGCCTTTCTTTCAGTTCGTCTAAAGTCATTTTTTCAGTTCTCCCATGATTTTCTTTTTCAGCTCTTCACGTTTCGCAAGGTCACTCCGCCTTTCTTCCTCTGCCTGAAGTCGCTCCGCTTCGGCAGCCTTTTCCGCTTCAATCACTCCGTTGAAGTAGTCACGCACATGAAGTTCTGTGGTTGGGTTAG